TACGATTACAGGTCTGCGAACCGCTAGCGAAATTCCAGACAACCCAAGCCCACCGATTGCCATTGTGAACCTGCGGAATGTCCAGTATGACCAAGCTTTCGGCAAGGGTCTAGCCGTGTATAATTTTGTCGTAACAGTAATTGTTGGCAGAGCAGCTGAGCGAATTGCCCAGCGAAAGCTAAATGATTACTGTGACAACACAGGTAGTCAAAGCGTGAAAACTGCTATTGAGGGCGACAAAACTCTTGGTGGCAAAGCGTTCGATACTCGTGTGGTTTCACTAGACAACATAGGTAACCTGCAACTGAATGACGCTACTTATCTAGCAGCTGAATTTTCGGTAGCTGTTTACGCAAACTAAGGAGAAAATAGATGGCAAAGTTTGTCGCTACAGACTACGCTATAACCATTGGCACAGCCAACTTCAGCACATCACTAGCTGCCGTTACCCTGGACATCACTACTGATGAGCAGGAAACTACGGCGTTTGGTGACACATTCCGCACTCGAATTGCAGGCTTGCGTGACGCTTCGCTAACGCTTGACTTCCACCAAGATTTCGGTGCCGGTTCTGTTGATGCAACACTTTGGCCACTGCTAGGTTCAGCCGTAGCATTTACAATCAAGCCAACTTCTGGCACAGTAACCGCCACTAACCCAAGCTACTCAGGAACAGCTATTGTTACTCAGTACCAGCCTTTCGCCAGCAACGTTGGTGACTTGGCTACGCTGAGCGTAACTTGGCCTGTATCTGGTGCTGTAACTAGAGGCACAGTCTAAGGATAGAAATGCAAATCAACCTAAAGCTAAAACTCATTGACCAGCCCGAAAAGACTGTTATTGCGAAGGCAGCTGAACTTGTTGCCTTTGAAAATCAGTACAACCTCAGCGTTGCAACTCTAGAGAAAGACATTCGATACAGCTATCTATGTTTTTTTGCTTGGCACGCCGAAAAGCGCACAGGTGCTACGCAACTAGAGTTCAACGACTGGGTTAACAATGTCGAATCTGTTGAGGCAGAACAGACAAAAAAATAAAGGGGCTAGGCGACAGTTCCTATCATTGGATGCTAGCGACACTAGCCTACGAATACAAAATCAGCCCTCGTGAGCTTATGAAACTAGAGCCTCGGATGCTTTGGACTATGGCTAGGGTTATTGAGAACATAGCTACTAAACAGCGCAAGCGCTAGAATTACTTAGTCAGGAGTGCTATGTTTCAGATTGAACAAATAGATAGAAAATCATTCAATCGCGCCCTGAATGTTCTAAAGACTATGGAAGAAAATGTAGTCAAGGACTTGCGTAAAGATTTGCGAACTGAATTACAGCCGTTCGCCTCTAATTTAGCCTCAGCTATGCCTGAAGTAGCTCCTATAAGTGGTTTAGCCAGATACCCAAAGTATGCGCAACCAAAGGGAAGCGTAAGCCTCTTGACTGGTCGCAAGGGTGGTCTAGTTACTATAAATCTAAAAGCAGCTGAACGCGGGTTTTGGCTAGCTGAAATGGCTGGAACAGTTTCAGAGGGTAAGACCAACGCTGGTAAAGCCTTAGTTAGAAATCTAAATGCTCGTAAGCCTTTGCGTGGTAGTGGTAAGCGTAAGCCAGGTCGCTATGCTTGGCCACAGTTCCGTCTTTTGTTACCAGACGCCGCTAAGCGAGCCGAAGAAATTGTACTAAGAACTCTTAAGAAGCTAGAAAAGGACATTTACTAATGGCTGGCGGTATTTTCTTTAACCTTATTTCTAAATTTGATGATAAGGGAGTAAAGCAAGCACAAGGCGCTTTCGGTGTTTTAGGAACTAGCCTTAGCAAAATTGCTGGACTTGTCGGTGCTGCTTTTTCAGCCAAAGCTATAGGTAATTTTGCTGAGGAATCTATCAGAGCTGCTGAAGGCGTTCAGATAGCAAATAACCGTATAGACCAAATCGCTAAGTCTATGGGTATTTTTGGCGATGAAACAAAAGCCGTAGCGGATAGACTAAAAGAATACGCAGACGCTAATGAATTTTCACTTGGTGTTGATGCTGAAGTAATCAAGGCAACACAAGCAAAGCTTCTGACTTTCAAGCAACTTGCTGGAACCGCTGACGAAGTTGGTGGCTCTTTTGACCGCGCTACAAAGGCTGCTTTTGATTTAGCTGCAGCTGGTTTTGGGTCAGCTGAAAGTAATGCTACCCAACTTGGTAAAGCCTTACAAGACCCAATCAAAGGTCTAACTGCCCTGCGTCGTGCTGGTGTTACTTTTACTGAGGCTGAAAAAGAAAAAATCAAGGCGCTTGTTGAATCTGGTCAAATACTAGAAGCGCAAAATGTAGTCCTATCTGCTATCGAACAGCAGGTTGGTGGAACTGCTGCAGCAACGGCAACTGCTTCGGCAAGAATGAAAATAGCTTTTGAGAACATCAAAGAATCTGTTGGTGGGGCGCTTATGCCTACCTTTGCCGCTTTGACTGATGCGCTTTTGCCTGTTATTCAAGACCTTGCGCCTCTGTTAGGTAAAGCAGTAGAAGGAGCTACGCCAGCTTTTACAAAACTAGCTGAAGCTTTGCCTACATTGGTCAGCGCATTTATTCCGCTTTTGCCACTACTGATTGACATTTTGAGTGTAATGGCTGAGTTGGCAGCTGAAATAATTCCTATTTTTGTTGACATACTTGGTGCGCTTATTCCTGTTGTTCAAGATTTGTTACCTATTTTCTTAGAGCTTTTTCAGGACATAATTACACCACTTATCCCAGCTGTTTTAGATTTGATTGAGGCACTAGTTCCTATAATCAAAACTGTTTTCCCTGTATTAGTTGATTTGCTTTCTCTTTTATTACCACCACTTATTACGCTTCTAGAAGAGCTTTTTATTCCACTGATACCAGTAATTCTTGATGTAATCGAAGCTTTTATGCCATTACTACAGGCTGTTCTACCAGTACTTGCTGAAATTCTAGAAACTGTTGTCTTGCCAACTCTGTTTTTCCTAGCTGACTTACTAAAGGTTGGCTTGATTTTTGCCATCGGTGTTTTTCAGGGTGGTATCCAAGGACTTGCTAACTTTATTACTGGTTTCGCCGCTATTTTCAAAGCAGTTTGGGAAGGAATTGCTGACATTGTCAAGGGCGTTGTCAATACTATTTTGGGCTTTATTCAGTCAATGGTCAATGGCGTTATTTCTGGAATCAACGCTGTTATTCGTGCTATAAATTCCTTCAAGGTTTCAATCCCTAGCTTAGTTCCAGGACAAAAACCTATTCAGTTTGGACTTAGCCTGCCTTATGTGAAATCTGTTTCGATACCGAAGCTTGCTGATGGTGGAATTGTTATGCCACAGCCTGGAGGTGTACTGGCTAATTTAGCCGAAGCTGGTCAGCCCGAAGCTGTAATCCCACTAAGCAGATTTGACAACATTGGGCAAGAAAATACCTACAACATAACAGTCAATGCTGGAATTGGCTCTGACCCACTTGCTATTGGTCGCTCAGTAGTGGATGCTATTAAGCGTTATGAGCGTATCAACGGACCTGTTTTTGTGAGTGCTAGCTAATGTCAAAACCAATCCAGAAGGTAGAAATACAGTTCAGCGGAACTACTTGGTCTGATGTAACTACTTTCATTCAAGGCATAAGCATTCGCAGAGGTAAGAGCAGGGAGCTAGACCGCTATCAAGCTGGAACAGCAAGCATTGTTCTAAATAATAATCAAAGAACCTTTGACCCGACTAATTCTCTTTCTCCTTATTACGGCAACATAACTCCTAAAAAGCGAGTGCGTATAAGCGCAAACAATGTCATTCAGTTTTTAGGAACCATTGACGACTGGAATTTCGAATTCGAACCTAATGGCAATAACACAGCTGTTGCTGTGATGACTGATGATTTACGAAATCTAGCTAATCAGGTTATAGACGCTAGAACAAACAGCGTAGAAACTACTGGCAGCCGTATCGGCACAATTTTAAGTTTGCCGGAGATAGATTGGCCACTAGCTGAGCGAGCTATAGATACTGGTCAGCAAACCTTAGGTGCAGACACGATTGACCAAGGAACAAATGTCCTTACTTACTTACAGGCTGTTGAGTCTTCTGAGCCAGGGTCTATCTTTATCGGCAAAAACGGCTTTTTTGTTTTCAAAGATAGAACAGTCACCCCTAGCGCAACGATACCTGTTTTGGCTGATGATAATTCAGGCATAAAGTACACCGACATCAGAGTTGTTTATGGCACAGAGCTACTTTTTAACAACATTGTCTTGGTCAATCAGGTAACAGGTGGCACAGCTATTGGCAACTCGCTGGACAGTCAGGCTCTTTATGGCATACTGAATCTGACGCAAGATAATATGCTCCAGAACTTGCAGACCGACACACAGGACATAGCTGATTACTGGTCAAATAAGTATGGCAATCCTGAATACCGCTTTGAATCTGTGTCTATTTTTCTGAACGAACTAAGCTCCACTGACCAAGATAAGCTGCTGAATTTAGAGCTAAATGATGTTGTGCAAATTATTTTTACCCCGGGCAATCCCCCTACTGGTAGTGCTATAAGCGCTTATGCTGAGGTAATTCGCATCGAACACAGAGCCGACATCCCAACCCATACCCTTACCCTTGGCTTTGCTACACTTAACAACACATTCTTAGTTCTAGATGATGTTGTTTTTGGTAGACTTGACCAGAACGCTTTAGCTTGGTAGGTAGATAATGGCTGGATTAGGTAGAAAAGTCTTTACAGTAGGCGAAATTTTGACTGCTGTAAATGTCAATGGCTATCTAATGGACCAAACTGTTATGGTTTTTGATAGCGCAGCTGCTCGTTCTTCCGCCATTGGAACCCCCTCAGAAGGTATGGTTACCTATCGCAAGGACAGTAACATTGTTGAGCAGTATGACGGAACTGTCTGGGGTCCTGTCGGCGTGGATAGTTTTACCACGACTGGAACGGCTGGTAACCTACTTCTAAGCAACGGAACTGCAGGCGTGGTTTGGCTTGCTAATGGTTCTGCTGGGCAAGTCCTTACTGCCACAGGCACAGGCGTAGTTTATGAAGATAGAATCAATCCGCTACTACTAATCGGAGCATAATGGCAAGCGTTTACAAAATTTTAGGGCAATCCAGTCCATCTACTACTGCTGTAGCTACTCTCTACACAGTTCCAGCTTCGACACAAGCTGTTGTTTCTACTATTACAGCTAACAATTTAACTGGTGCTGAAACTGACATTGACATCTACATTGTGCCAGCTTTTGGAACAGCCTCAGCTGGTAACTCAATCGTGTATCAAGCACCACTAGCCGCAAACACTACTCAGGGCTTTACCTTTGGAATCACACTAGGCGCAGCCGACACAATACAGGTGAAAACAGGCACAGCAAACAACATCACATTTCAAGCTTTTGGACAGGAAATTAGCTAATGGGTATCTCTACATTTCCGCCTCCATCAACAGGTGGTGGCGTTTCGTTTTATGTTGAACGCTTTACTGCATCTGGAACTTGGACAGCGCCAGCAGGACTAACTGCTGCTGAAGTTTTAGTCGTTGGTGCTGGTGGTGGCGGTGGTGGGGGTATTTATACTGGCGATAGCACTTCTTACAGCGTATCTGGTGGCGGGGCTGGGGGTGGCTTAATAGAGCAAGTGGTTCCAGTTACAGGTGGAAGTGCTTACACAATAACCGTCGGTGCTGGTGGGGCTGGGGGAGTTAGCGGAGTTGACCCTGGTAGCGCACCTGGGGCAGGTTATACCGGCAATGCTTCTTCTTTTGGTACTTTGATAACAGTTTTAGGCGGCGGAGGAGCAACATCACAAGGAGGCAATCAAAGATGGTCTCTTGCCGACTCTGGTTTGCTTGCGGCAAGTTTTGCAGGCGACTATCTAAGTAGCGCTTCTGCCACAGCAACAGCTGGTGCTGGCGGTGGCGGTGGTGGTATTGGTTTTCCATTTGTCGTAGCAGCAACCTCTGGTGCGCTATTCGAATCAGGTTTCTTTGGTGCTGGCGGTAAGCCAAACGCTAACAATGCCTTAAGCGATAATCACTATGGCGTTGGGGGCGTAAATGGTTTTGGTGGTGGTGGTGGTGGTGCACTAATTGAAACTAATAATACGCGCCAAGGTAAAGGGGCTCCAAATGCAGGTGATGGTTTAGTAATAACAGCTGGCACAGCAAACCCGGCTGCGAGCGCTGGAGTTGCTAATTTTGGTGGCGGCGGTGGCGGCGGCGGTAATAATGGAACATTTGTACATTCAGGCGCTAATGGTGGTTCTGGTTATGTTGAAATAAGGTACTGGGCATAAGATGGCACATTTTGCAGAAATAAACGCTGACAACATTGTTGTAAGAGTTCTAGTCGTACCTGATGAGCAAGAACATCGTGGGCAAGATTTTCTAGCTAATGATTTAGGTCTAGGCGGTACTTGGGTGCAGACAAGCTACAACCACAAAATTCGTGGTCGCTTTGCTGCTGCTGGCTACACTTACAATCCTGAACTAGATAGATTTGAGCCACGCAAGGCACATCCAGCTATGGTTTGGGATGAAGAAGTCTATGGTTATGTTCCACCGACACCAAAGCCAGCTCCAGGCTATGTCTGGAGTAAAGAAACTGGCGAATGGGAACCTGAAACACCTGCGGAGTAACAAGTGCCAGAAGAAACAAATGGCGTTCGCATAACGCAGCGTGACATCTACGAAAAACTAATCGAATTACAAGCTGTTCAGATTGAGCTAGTAGCAGACATCAAGTCACTAAAAGACTTGCCACACAGGGTCAATCAACTAGAGCAAAAACTAGCTAGGTTTGAGTGGATTGAGAAGCTTGCTTTTACGGCGCTAGGCTCAGGTTTAGCAGGTTTTCTGGCTGCGTTGTGGGGATTACTACAATGAAAATTATGAACCCAGTAGGAAATGACTACACAGTAACCAGTCCTTTTGGCTGGCGAACTCATCCGATTACAGGTAAGCGTCGACTGCACGCTGGTGTTGATTTAGTTACATCTAGAAAAAAGCAGGCGATTATGGCTCCAGAGGGCGGTCTGGTTTTAGAAGCTAAGAAATCAAATGCCCCCGGTGGGGGTTACGGCTGGTTCGTCAAACTAAAAGGCGAATCGGGTGCCACTCACATCCTTGCTCACATGGTCGAAAACAGCCTGAAAGTCAAAAAGGGTCAGCGAGTTACTATTGCACAACAATTAGGAATTATGGGAACATCTGGGGCAAGTACTGGCGTTCATCTACATTGGGAAGTCAGAGGCAGAGTGCCAGTTGACCCCCTAAAGTGGATGGAAAAGCAGAATGCCTAGCTGGAAACACAGACGAAGGCTGATTTACTTGTCTTTCTTTTTAGCTTCTTTGATGATTATGTTTGGGGCTGCCACTTTTGCTTCTGATAGTTCTGTTAGCCGCGAGTTGATAATCGGTGGCGTGGCGTTGATTTCTATCATCCTGACGGCTTATACTGCTTTTGCAACTTACGAAGATGTCAAAACAAGAAAG